CCGTGAGGGACAAATGAGCGCCGACCAATTGATGAACTATTTAAACCGCGCAATGGCCCCGCTGAAAAATCGGGTCATGCTCATGATTGGGCGCGCAGTTATTGCGGCGGCAAAAGATGCAAACGGCGTTCAACAAGTTCAAGTCTCGGCCCTCGCGGGCGAGAGCATGGACAAGGTTGAACGCTTTCAAAATTTCGGCTTCACCGCAAACCCGCCCGCGAACACCGAAGCAATTTTCGTTTGTCTCGGCGGGAACCGCGACAACATGGTCATTATTGCGACCGATAACCGAGCACTCAGACTTCAAGGTTTGGCCGTCGGCGAGTCTGCGCAATACGACAAAGACGGCAACTATATAAAATTAAAAACCGGCGGCATTTTAGATATTAAAACCGGAAGCAAATTGAAAATCATGAATGGTTCGGAAGAACTTATCACCGTGCTTGACGATTTGTTTATTTGGCTCGAAGGGGCGCACGTCATTACGGCAATGGGCCCGCAAAAATTTGTCCCGGCAGACTTAGCAACATTGGCGGCAATCAAAACGCGCCTAGAAAGTTTCAAGGTTTAGCATGGCAATGGACAAAGATAGACTAGGCACGGCGATTTGGACCTTCGTTAAAACGCAAACGACTTTTGGCGCTGCACTCACGGCACCTCTTGACGCCGCAGGGCTCGCACTTTGGAAGGGCATCGCCAACGAAATCATTCTTGAAATTCAAGGCCACGCGGTCGTGACTTCGACAACAACAACGCCGGGCGCGACGCCGGGACCGGCAACGCTGCCGGGAACCGCAACCGGCACGGTCGCTTAGGGGGACTTTATGGCAGACATTGCAATCAAGACGCAAAACAAAGTCTTCGGCCTGCGGGTTGAAAACGGCGATCTTGCAAAGGACGAGGGTTTAGAAACCGCCGTCCTGATTTCTATTTTCACGGACAAAAGAATTTCAGACGACGAACTTCCAACGGGCGAAACCTCAAAGCGCGGTTGGTGGGGCGACGTGTTTCCGAATGTCGATCAAGACCAAATCGGTTCAAGACTTTGGTTGCTTGAGCGGGTCAAACGTACTGCGGAAACGCTGCGCAAGTCGGAAGACTATATCAAGGAAGCACTTAATTGGTTGATTGAAGACGGCGTCGCTGCTTCAATTGAAGTGACCTCAAGTTATGACGAAAACAACCAATTGGTTGCGGCACTCACGGTTATCAAACCGGGCGGGCGGCAATCACGTTTTCAAATGCTTTGGGACAAACAAGAATTGAAGGCGGGCTAAATGGCATTTAACAGACCAACACTTTCAGACCTTATCACGCGAGTCGAAGGCGACTTGCGTTCGGGCCTTGGCATTATAACTTTGCTTCGCCGCTCTTTCCTTTCGGTCATCGCGCGCGTGCTCGCGGGCCTTTCTCATTTGCTTTTCGGCTATTTAAAATTCATTGAAAAACAAGCTTTTCCCGACACGGCAGAGGACGAATATCTTTTGCGTTGGGCCGCCATTTGGGGCGTGAACCAAAAGGCCGCGACCTATGAGAAAGTCATTTGCTCAGTCGTTGGCACGGCGGGCGTTGTCATTCCGGTTGGGCGAACCTATCGCCGCACCGACGGCGTCGAATACACAACCGACGCCGAAGTGACTCTCACGGGTTCGGGCGACACCATTGCTTTGACTGCGGTTGAACCGGGCAAGGCCGCACGAGTTGCGGTGAGCGATCAAATTGCAATCCTAAGCCCTATCGCGGGCCTCACGAGCGAAGCCACGGTCACGGTCATTTCGGTTGAAGCCGAAGACCTTGAGAGCACGGAATCACTTCGGGCGCGCTTAATTGATCGCATTCAAAACCCCCCTGCGGGCGGGTCTGCAACCGACTATATTCAATGGGCGAGAGCCGTCGCGGGCGTCACGCGCGCGTGGGTCGGCCCTCAAGCTTTAGGCCCCGGCACCGTTGTCGTTTACATTGTTAACGATGACAACGACCCAATCACGCCGAGCGGCCCTTTGCTCACGGCAGTTTTTGACTATATCGAATTGCTTCGCCCGGTGACGGCAAACGTCTCGGTCGTGGCCCCGGTGCTTTTAGAAATCGACATGACGATTGCAATTAAACCGAACACGGCAGCGGTTCGCGCAGCAATCGAAACGGAACTTCAAGACTTGATCTATCGAGACTCGGCGCTTGCCGGTTCTTATAAAGGACCGAGCGAACTCAATGACGGAAAAATTTTGCTCTCTCGAATAAACGAAGCAATTTCAATCGCACTCGACGAGGCCGATCACGACCTTATCGACGTGAATGGAATTGCCCCGGCAGACGTAGTGCCTGCAACGGGTGAGTTAACAGTATTGGGACACTCACTTGGCAAACCCTAGTATAGTTGCAAAATATAAAGAGGTCATTCGGGGGCTTTTCCCGCGCGGGAAAGCTTGGAACTATATTTTAGACGACGAATTCGGCGGGCTCGTTGACGGTTTGGCCGTCGAAGCTGCCCGCATTGAAGAACGCGGCGTTGATTTCTTAAATGAAATGGACCCCAATCAAACTTTTGAAATGATCGACGATTGGGAACGGCTTTTAAAAATTCCCGACGAATGCACTCCGACCGAAGGCGACCCGCCGACTCTTTATGAACAACGCGTGCGCATCCTGCAAAAGCTTTCAACCGGCGGCGGCCAATCAAGAGCATTTTTTAAATTGATCGCATCGCAACTTGGATATGACACGGACATTTTGGACGTTGTGAATTTCAAGGATTTTCGTGCGGGTGAAGGACGTGCGGGCGACCGCATTTCAAATTCGACAACGCCGGGGGGCGGGACGAGTTCTTCGGGTTGGGCATATACGTTTGCGGTGAAGGCCCCCGCAAGCTTATCGAGAAAATTTTTAGCGGGTCAAGGCAGGGCGGGCGACCGCTTAACACTAACAAATAACTCAACGCTTGAGTGTGTCATTCGCAAGTTTGCACCCGCTCACGTCACGGTTTTATTTTTCTATGAATAAAGAAAACGGGGGACATAAATGCAAAAGATAGCGAGCAACGGTGCCACAATCACCAATGAATTCACGGAAGGGAACGCGACCCTTTCAATACCGGCAACCGTCGTCTCGGGCGATTGGTTGAACTCAGTTCAACGCGAACTTGTGAAAGTCGTCGAAGGCGTAGGCAACGTCTTGAATGCGGCAGGTCCCGCAGACGTGGGCGATCAAGTTTTCACCGCGATCAAAAAACTTATTCAACAAGGCGGCCAAGCGGCGGCGATAAGTTTTGCGATTGCGAACAACCAAGCTTCCGCTGCGGACGTGACGGGTTTCCCGAATATCGACCACGCACTTGTGCGGGCATTTGAAGCGTTCATCACAATCTTAAGACGAACCGACTCAGGATATGTCAAACAAACAGGCCGACTTTATGGGACCTATGACACGGAAACGAGTTCATGGGACCTTTCAATTGTCGGCGTTCACGACTCTTCGGGCGTTGATTTTGTCATGGCCGTTGTTTCGGGCACGGTCGACAAACTACGATATACGTCGGACAACATGGCGGGCTCAAGCTACGCGGGCACGCTCAAAGTTTCAGACATCAAATACAACTTGGTATAAGGAAGGAATGAAAATGAAAAAATTTAATATGATTTTAGCTTTGATCTTGGGCGCGCAAGCCGCGTTCGCCGGGGTCATCACGGATGACAACCTTGATCTTGGAAAGCCTTCAAGTGCCGCGACAAAATCGCTCACCTTTAAAGGCCCTACGAAAAAGAAACTAAGTTCAACGGCGGCGGGCTCGCTCGGCTATGACGGCAACACGCTTTCACTCGGCGACGGCACGAACACGACGAACAAACTTTTCGAGTTCAACAAAGGCGGCACGAACCCTTTTTGGAAGTATGATTTTGCAACGGGTGAAATGCAGTCGGGAAACGCGACCGCAATCAATCACGGTGCGAACTCTTTAAGTCTTGGCGACGGGACAAACTCAAACAAAGTTTTGAAGTTCAACAAGGGCGCTTCAAGTCCTGAAATTCGATACAATTCCGGCACCGGCAAACTGCAATTTTCTAACGACACGGTTTCATATAAAGACATCGGGTCGGGAAGCGGCGGGGGCGGCGGCACGAATTTGTTGCAAGACTCTAACTCTGATTTTGAAGCGGGAAGCCCCCCTCAAAACTGGACGGCATCGGGCGGCACGTTCATCACGGAAACGGCCAACCCTTTGTTTGGTTTACAGTCCGGCTCTTGGGACTCAAGTGCAAGTGCGCAGACTTTGTCCTCTGCACTTGTCACTATTGAAAAAGGTTTCATTGGAAAACGCTGCACGGCAGACATTGAATATAAATGGGCATCGGGCGTTGCCGGTGATTTGTCTTTTCAAGTTGTCAATCAAGTTCCAAACATTCTTGCAACGGTCAACTTGGACCCGACAACGGGAAGCAACACTCGAAAAGCTTTCTTGGCTTTTGATTGTCCGACGACTGCGACCGATCAACTTCGCGTTCGACTTCTTTCTAACGTCGCAAACCCGGCTTTGATTTTAATTGATAACGCTTTCGTTGGTGTCAATAAATCGACCGTCGATATGTCACGAACAAGTTTAATGGTTCACGCTTATTATGAGTCGACAACGGGTTGCGCGTGGTCGCGCACGTCCGCAAGTTTCGGGGCCTTTTCAACAAGTGCCGCTTGTCCTGCACTTCAAGTTGCGTCTTCGGAAGTTTCGGTCAATACGACCGACGTTGATTTGCCTGTTCTTCGGTTCAATGAGGCTCTTCGCCCCGGCAAATATGTTTTAAAAGCGACGTTCACCACGAACGCAAGTGCCGCTTCGCCTGCGACCGGCTATCGAATTGTTGACGTGAATTCCGTTGCCTCTATCCTTGGGCAGTCCGCTCATTGCGGGTCGCAGAATGCGACGAACGCGGAAACAAGCCAAGTCACTTGTATTGCGAGCTTCACGCTCTTAGCGGCGGGGACTCCGAGCTTTGAAATGCAAGGCTTCGCAGCTTCGGGCAACGTGCTTATTTATAATGACACCGACGACACAAACTTCGTTTGGGAAATGGTGAAATATCCGATTTCACCCGGCGAAGCTTTGAACCTCGAAACAACGGGTTGGTTCATCGACGCCAACATTGGCGGCGCGGATTTCTCTTTCAACTCTATCGCTTCAACCTATACCGCAATGGAAAGCCCGTCGCTTGACATGGTTGTCAATACGGCGAAAGGGTCTATTTCAAATGTTGAAATTCCTTGCTCAACGACGAACCCTTCAACCGGCCTCACTTGTGCGGCGGGGTCTGAGCAAATAGGCGCAGCATTCACGCCGCCGTATGCGGGCACTTATGAAGTTTGCACCGACTTTTATATGTCGACCGCGACGAGCAACGTGACGGCGTTTCAACTTGTTGAGACTCCAAACAACGCGCAAACAATTTTGCAAGAGGGCGGGCAGCGCACCGGCCAAGCAAATCAAGTCGACGCCAATATGCACGTTTGCGGAACTTTCAAATTTGACTCGGTTTCTAAAAGGACAATCCGACTTATGTTTGAAAGCCCGGACACAAATTCGCGCATTATTGCAATCGGAAGGGGCGGCACTATTGGTCAACGTGATTTAAAACTCACCGTTAGACCGATCACGCAAAACTTTCCGATGCCGGTTTTCACTGATTTGACCAATTCGCTCAATAAAAAAGTTGAGTCGGACGGGAACAATCAAAGAATTGAAAGCGTTTACATGACGAACAACGGGACAACTTGCAACTCTGTCAACCAGAGCGGCAATTGGATTGCAAGCTGCACGCGAAACGCGGCGGGCAACGTGACGGTCAATTTCACGGGCGGCATTTGGCCTTCGGCTCCCCCAAGGTGCATAGTGACTAACTATGTTGCGGGCGGCATCGGCGATCAAGTTTTGAGCCGAATTGCCTCGGTGACAACTTCGGCGGTCAATGTTTGGACAAGTCTACGGCCTTCGGGTGGCGGTTCGGTTTCAGCGGGTGCCGACTATGAATTTTTCATGATCTGCATGGGCCCTAAATAATTTTTGAAAGGAATATGAAATGCTAAAATTTATTTTAAAAAAGAAATCAGACGGCTCTCAACTTGAGGTTGCGAGCTTCGCAACCACGGGCGAGGGCGACGCATGGGTTGCACGCATCACGGGTCCCGGCACCTATGGGCACGGCGATCTTTCCTTAAAGATCGACGAACTTGCAGGCTACGGGCTAACACAAGAGCAAGCAACCTCAAGCCAAGAAATCGAAGGCGAAACAATCTATTTCTTCGCAAAGGAATGGGAAGTTGAAGTCGTCGACATCACGGCAGACGTTGAACAAGCGGCCAAGGTTCAAGACCGAAGCGAGTCACGTCAAAAGTGCCTCGCAGTTGTCGACTTCATTGCGTCTTACAACAAAGACGAGGCAACGCCCCAACAAATGTCCGCGATCTTTTCAAACGCGGCTTTCGTTGGAATTGTGCTCGCTCTTTTGACCGGCGCGCCCCGAACTGCCGAAGCTTTGGTTTCGCAACACGGTCCTTCACTCTATCCGCAAGTCATGGTCGACAAAGTGTTGGCGATGCTTGGGGCCATTGAGTGACCCTAGTTTTAAGTCCCGTTAAGGGGGTCCAGTTTTCAAC